ACCTCCTTGCCGCCGACCGAGGTGAACCCGGTCGAGACGAACGTGGTGGTGAGGTCGGTCTGAGGCAGCGCCGAGTTCTGCGTGGTCTGCGGGGCCACTGTGGTCCCGGTGGCGATCTTCGGGTAGTCCACGCTCGACACACCCGCGGGCACATCGAGGTGCTTGAACAGGTCTGCGCCAACCCGACCCGGGCGGGCCAGCTTGATGTAGTCCTCGACCATCCACTTCGGCGGCGCAAACTCTCCACCAGAACCGCCGGTGGTGTTGGTGTTACCCAACGCGCGCTGCTCCGCGGCCATGGACAACGAGTGCCGCTGCAGCCGATCCCGAGCCTCGAAGGCGTTCTCCTTGAACCTGACATCCGCGATGTCGCGGAAGAACGAGTGCCCGTTGATGTCGTTGCGGCGGTAGATGTCCGGCTCGGTGACCTGCGCCCCACCCTCGGGGATACCCGAGTTGGCGCGGGCGGCGTTGTCGAGCTTCGTGCGGCGCTCCAGGTCGGCGATCTCGGTGAGCCGCTCCTCCAAAGGCGTCTCCTGCTCGCGGAGGGTGGCCATGGTAGCGCCGTAGTCGGCGTGGGAGACCTTCTCCTCGTCGGTGAGGCCGCGCTTCTCACCGGCAGCAGCGTCGAGGAGAGCACCGCGAGCTTCCGCGGCGGCGGTGAACTGTGCGCGGAGCTCGGCGAGGCGGGCTTCGATGATCTCCTGCGGGGTGGGGGCGCCACCAGCGCACAGGTAGATCGGGGCGCCGTTGCGGCGGTGCCCGATCAGGTTTCGAACGGTCATAGCGATGTCCTTTCAGGACGAAACGGTGCAAAGGGACATGCCGTGATGGCGTCTCAGGTGGTGACCCCGGGTGGAGGAGTTCCGGCGCAGGGTTCCGGCGTGCGAGCAGCACAGCGATCCGCGGCCAGCATCGGGCTGGGCGGAAGAATGGGGGGTAGAGATCAGGACGCGCGCGACTCCTGGTCGTGCTCGTGGAGCAGCCGCAACGTCTCGACGTAAGCGGCCGCCTGCAGCACCTCGGCGGCATCGTTCTCGGCCGGCTTCGGCGCCGCAGAGCGGGCTTCCTCGTCCGTGGCGAGCGCAGCCACCATGCGAGACAAGGTTTCGAGAGTGGCCGTGTCCAGGGTGTTGCCCTCGCGAATGTCGATGGCCATGCGCTGCAGCTTCGCGGGCTTCATCGAGCGGAACGCGCGCACAGCAGAGACGCTGGTCGCCGGGTTCGCGCCGAAGTTCACCGCCGACACATCGCCCCGGTCCAAGTTCAGCTCGACCAGTGCCCGCTCGTCGTAGTCCGGTGACCACTCCTGGCGGACGATGCGGAACCCGAAGGACATCTGGTCCACGTCGCCGTCCTCGACGGCCGTCACGAGGTCACGGACATCGGTACGGGCTGTGTTGACCGTGGCCACCGTCATCAGGCCCGTGGAGTCCTCCGACAGCCGCAGCGACCCAGACGCGGTGCGGGCCATGGTGAGGCCCTCGTGATTGCTCAGGTAGGCGACGTCGGCGTTGTCGGTGATCGTCTTGCCGAACGCGCCCGAGCGCACCTTCTCGGAGTACTCGCCGAACATGTCGTACATGGTGTAGGGCTGCTCGAACGTCGAGGCGTAGCCCTGCAGCTCGACCTTCCCGTTCGCCAGCTTGCGCACCTCGAAGCGGGCGGGGTACGACCGGGATTCCGGCGCCCCCGTGAGGGCACCTCGGCTCGCGATGTCAGAGAACACTGGCGGGGGCTCCTTCGTTGTCGACAGGCTGAGCGGACGGCGGCGGCATCGGAGGGATCCCGAACGGCAGCTCTTTCAGGTTCGGCTCGGCCTTCGCGGCGCCCAGCGGGGTGATGGACAGCGGGACCATGTTCGATTCCTTGCGCTGGTCCAGCGTCATCGGCGCCATGTTCCGCTTCGCCCTGGCCTCGGTCGGGGTAATCACCTTGCCCGCCAGGTACTGGACCGTGGTCTTGGCCGAGGTCTCCGCGTCGGTGCGCAGCAACGCTTCGGTGTCGAATTTCACGAACGCGGCCTGCGACATCAGCGGGAACATGGCGTCCTCGATGCGCTTGAGCCACCACGCCAGCGAGAACGTCAGGAACTCGATCGAACGCATCTCCACGCTCGCGTAGGTCAGGGAGCCTCCGGCGGACCCACCGACCATCTCCGGTGGCACCCCGAAATACCGGGCGATCTGCGACACGTTGGCGCGCTGCGTCTCCAAGAACTGCGACTCGTTCGGGGTCACCCCCAGCGCGTGATAACCGAGGCCGGCGCCGAGCACGATCGGCTCCCGGTTGCGGGTGGCCGCGAGCAGGCGCTCCTTGATGGTGGTGGCCTGCGTCTGGTTGATCTCCTGGTCCGACGTCAGGACCGCCTTCGGGATACCCCCGCCGTGGAAGAAGTCTCCGGCGAACTTCCTCGAGCTGATGTCGATGTCGATGGTGGCCGCGGCGTAGGCGATGGGCGACAAGCCGACCTTTTTGCCCGGCAGGGTGAAACCCCGCATGTGCCACATATTTTGTGGCGGGATCACCCGCTGCTTCGCGCCGTACTTGTAGACCAACTCCCCGGTGTCAGGGTCCGGGTCGGCGTTGACCGCGTCCGGGTTGAGGATGGTGACCTGCGTGGCGTTGCCGTTGCCATCGCGGTCGGTGATCTCACCGAACACATTGCCCCGCATGGTCCCCGAGACCATCAGCATGTGCAACCACTCAGACTGCGTCATAGTCGGGCTCGGTGTGGTGATCAGCTTCGGATCGGTGACCCGCATCGGAATGTCGCCCTGCATGCGGAACGTTTCCAGCGGCAGCATCGACACGCTTCGGGCCAACAGGCTTACGCACGACCACACGGTGGACACCTGCAGGGCCTGGTCCGGGTTGCTCGCCACGTTCGTCGCACCGTTGACGTCGGTGCCGCGGATCGGGGAGATGATCGGCTCACCGGTCCACCCACCTGCGGCGCGCTTCTCGCGAACACCACCACCAAAGAGGATTCCCACCGGGTTACCTCCTCGGGTCAGTCAGTCGGTCGGCGAGTAGCAGGGCACCAGCGGTGATCAGGGCGGCCGGGACGGACCACAGCGCCACCCCGGCAGTAATCAGCGCGCACGCCACCACCGCGAGGGCGACCCGACCGCGGAGGACGAAGAAGGCCAGGAACGCCACCAACACCGTGACGGCTCCCTCTTTGACCCGCCTCACCACACGGACGCCGCAACGTCTTTGACCTCGGACGCTTTCACCGAGTACCCCCACAGTGCGAGCGTGGCGGACACCAAAGGCGTCAGGTCGGTCATGAAGTTTTTGCGGTCCCATGCCCACGCTCCTGACAGGTCCCGTTTCTTTGCCCCAGCCACCGCTTGGTCCAGCGGCCCTTGCCCGATGTGCCACACCTTGTGGGCCATCACGCCGTCGTAGAACGCCCCGCAGCCCTGCACCACATCGCGGGTCGCCGTCAACATCGGCTCGATGCCGGCCTGTGCGAGCTCGGGGAGCAACGCGCCAGCTGGGGACCCGGGGTCCACCACAATGGCCAGCGGCTTCCATTGCCGCTTCAGCTCCACCAGACGGGGCACGATCCACGACGAACCGCGGCCCTGCTCGGTGACCTCGACGTGAAGGTCGCCAGCTGCGCGTTTCCCCGCAACCGAGATGGCAGCCGATGTCCGATCAGGGGACAGGTCGACGGCGAACACCATCCGGCCGTCGATGATCGAACCCGCGTCCAGCTGCGCATCCCACTCCGCAGCCGAGATGACCCGATCCGAACCCATCTCCGCGGGCCAGTCGCCGATGCCCAGGCGCTCCACCGCGAACGTCTTCTGTGACATGGCGCCTTGGTCGCGGACCATGCCCGCCAGCGTCAAGTTCCGGCCGAGGGAAGGGTTGGCTTGCGCCCACACTTCACGATCCAACTGGTCCGCGTCATCTTCCGGTGACCACTCCATGTAGGCCAGACCGTCAGTACCCTTGATTCCGCGGTTGCGGGCCCGGGTGAGAACCAGCCCGTTGGGATGCTCTTCGGCGTTGACCGCGCTCGACGTGTACCACAGTTGCGGGTTATCCACGGCGGCCATCGTCGGCAACAATGCGGACATCTGACCATCAGTGAGGTTGTAAGCCTCATCCAGAATCACCAGATCGGCAGTGAAGCCACGACCTGAACCTTGCGTGCGGGCAATGAACTGGATCCGGTTGCCGTTCTTGAGCTTGATCATCTCATTGCCGTGGCCGCCGAGCTTCTTGGCGACCTTCGAGTCGAGCTCCGGACTCGACTCGATGGCCGCGAGCAGACGGGTGTACCCATCTGAGGCGGTCTTGAACTCGTGGGCAGAATGCAGGATCAGATGCTCACCGAGTACATACAGGCCCGCCAGCTCGCGGGCGATCAGGACGTCCCCTTTTCCGTTCTGCCTGGGCACCACCAAACCAACCTCGGTAGCAGCCCACCGGGCGTCTGGGCCCTCCCGCAGTGCGGTATCCAGCACCAACCGCTGCCACGGGTGAAGCTTGATGCCCCCCATGGCCGCTACCTGCGCGGCCGCCTCGGCCTCGGGGCTATCCCCCTCCGGCGCCGTCAGAATGCGTGGGGTCTGATGCCCGGGCGGCGTCACTCTTGGCCTTTCGAGCTGCTGCAAGCTGGTCAAGAATCGACACCTCCTCAGATTTCACGTCGCCAAGCTTGCCGACCCCTAATTGGGCGAAAATCGTGCGCAGGGCGAGAGCCTGCTGTCTCACCTCGGCCAGCCCCGGTGCCATCACGATCGACACAGCGCCCATGTCGTCGGCTTCCTCGGCCAAGGTCATCCAGACGTTCGATTTGCTGCGCAGAATCCCGTCCAGCCGTTCCAGCCGGTCAGCGATCCGGCACGCCTCGGCAACGAGCACCGCAGTGGCGCCATCGAAGGTCCTGCCGGTCGAAAGTTCCGACCACAGCGCCCGGCCACGGACGCCCAACCTCGAAGGTTTCATCAGGCGCGAGGCGTCGTCCACGACAGGCCCCCTCTACATCAACATCAGTTGCCCATCGAACTTCGCGCCCTCAGCCCGGTTGCAACCCCAGTGGGCCGCCTGGACATTCAGGAGGCCGTGCGAACCGCCCCGCGAGATCGGCACGATGTGGTCCAGGCTTGCGGACCGTAGGTGCGGGTAGGCGAGCGTCGGATCGATCTGGCGGTGACAAATCCCGCATCGCCAACCGTCTCGCTCGCAGACCTTGCGGCGTTCGATGTAGACGTACTCGACGCCCGTCCGCTGAGCCCGTCTGTAGTACCCCTCGCGACTAACTCGCCGCCCATGTCGCACCAGGACTGCGACCTTGCATTCGGGGCACAACCACTGCGGCCGCGCAACCTCCACGCCGCAATCACGACACAGCCGAGGTTCATGCAGGCGGCGACGAGACATCTGGCGGCTGGACATGCCCGCGTGCGGTGAGCGCCTCCGCTCTTCGCAGGTCCGCGCCTCGGGATGCTTTCGCAGGTACCGTGTTTGGACACGGGCACGATCACACAGCTTGCAACGATTGTTACGCCCGTCCCTTCTCGAACGGTCGAAGCTGAACTCTGCGATCGCCTTCTGCTCGCCGCACACCGCGCAAGCCTTGGTCTCTACTACGATCATCACGTTCACCTCTTGTCAGGTGGGCCACGCCCCCGGCCGACTCGAATCGGTGCGGGGGTCTTACGTACATATTAGCAGGTCAGACTGCATATTATGCAGGTTCCCACCCACCCTGTGGGTGGTTTCGCCCGGTTTGAAATGGTTCTCTCTAGGAAATGGGCTGCTGCGTGCGGTCAAGAGCATCGTCGCGTACCAAAAACCAAAACGATGGCCAAGTTGAGCCGTCTCACCGTTGCTCTCGCGTACCAAAAACCAAAACGATGGCCAAGTTGAGCCGTCTCACCGTTGCTCTGCATATTTATGCATGGAACGCGACGGTCAAGTTGCTGGGTACCCGGGGGCTGGCGGGTACCGGTAGGCAGGGTGCCGGGTGGTTGGCCTGGTTGGTCGCCCTGCCTGCCCTGCCTGCCTGTCGGTCAGTGCCCGTGTCTGTCCGACAGCACGTGCCTACCACCGCCTGCTGGTGAGCAGGGGTGCCGCGGGTGTCCGCTTGGCTGCCCTGAGTGTGTGGCCGTAGGTGGCACCAGCGGAGCGGTTGCAGTGCCGGTGCTCCAGCGCGTCGGGCAGGGCACCACCACCACGTGCCCGCTCGTGGCCGTCAGCGTGCCCACCGTCGAGGGTGGCAGCGTCCCACATGGGGTATCCGCATCGTCGGCATGGTGTGCCCGGTAGGTGCCTGTCTTTGAGGTAGGCAACCCGCTTCTGATGTGCCGAGCCGAGGCCACGCTGGGTGGTGGTGCGGGTGTAGGTGGTGCGGCGCCTGCCTGCCATGGGGCTTCCGCCTTGGTGGGTTCGGGGTTTGGCCTGGTGGTTCGGTGGTTCGCTGCGCAGGGGCTGGCTTTCAAGTGGCTTGGTGCCCGCTCAGTTCGCTAGCCCCCCCGGGGGGGTTGTCAGATTTGAGTTCGTTGCGCGACCGTTGCCGATTGCGGTATCGTTATCGGCATGGCACCGAAGCGTGAAGGCACCCCGATCACCGTTCGACTGCCCGACGACATGATCGCCAAGATCGACCACCGACGTACCAGCACAGGACAGACACGGGCCGAGGCCATCAGGAAGATGCTGGCCTGGGCACTGGCTCAACCGAAAGACAGGACACCATGACACGACGACGTAGCACCTTCAGCCAGGTACAGCGCAGCATGTATAAGACACAACGGACGATGGGCGACATGCAAGCCCTTGGTCGTGGCACGTTGCCGAAGCGGCTCGTGCGCCGGTCCGTGACCCGCAACCTGTTCAGGTTGTTCCGGTGAAACGCACCTACGACGTTCTAGCCGCTCTGTGGAATGACGTGATCAAGAACCCGCAGGTGTGGCTGATGGCCTCGCTGGCCTACTTGATCTGGGTGTCGGCCTCTCGGACGGGCTAGGTCCGCTAGACCTCAGGGTGCGGGATGCCGTTGTGGTCGCGGATGCTGCGCCGGAATCGGTGCTGCTTCGCGTGCTCGACCGAGACGGCCGCGTGCACGTTCTCCACCGCTGCCCTGTTGCGTTTCGTGGAAGCGCCGAGGATGGACAGCAACACGAGCTGAAGGAACACTGTGCTGCCCCACAGTGCGTACTTCTGGGCCACATCCGGTAGTAGGCCAGGGAATCCGCCGACGAACGCGAGGATGGCGAAGCAATACGCCATGCTCATTGTGCCCACGGCGTCGCTGATCTTCACGGCCGCCCGATCGTTGAACCGGGTGTAGGCGTTGCTCACCGCTAGTGCCCCTTGTGCCTGTGGTTGCCGTGGTTACCGCCCCGGCGGTGATGCGGTGCGTGGTGCACATGGGCGCCGTGGCTGACGTGATGCACATGGGCACCCTTGTGCGCGTGGTGCTTGCCGCGCCGGGCCGCGGACATGTGCTCACGGGCCACAGCGGAGAACACGACCCCCTTGTGACCCCCGCCTCTAGGCATCGGTCCGCCTTACTGGGTGGCAGGTGGTGCCGACTGCACCTGCGGCGGTGCCGACTGCGACGGTGGGGTGGTTGCGCCACCGATACCACCGTTGACGGCCGGTGCTTGCTGTACGGGTGCGGGTGCCTCGCCTGGTGCCGGTGCCTGAGCCTGCACCGTCCCGGCGTAGAGGTTCCAACCGCCGCCTGCGCCCTTGGCGTCACCTGGGGCGGTGTCGCCGCTGTAGGTGTAGAGCTGCGCGCCATCGGGGGTGGTGCCTGCCTTGGGCCACTCGCCGGAGTTGATGGCGCTGGTGTCACCGCTGTACAGGTAGCGGGACTTGGCGGGTGCGGGGGCCTCACCTGGTGCCGGTGGTTGCACCGGGGCGCCGTTGACGTCGGTGGCCACTGGCGTGGTCGCTGCAGCAGCGGGTTCTGCCGGTGTGGCCGCTGGCGCCTGTGCGGGCTGCGCAGGCGTGCCGGCGGGCTGCTGTGCCGGTGCAGGCGGTGCAGGCGGTGCAGCTGAGGCCGCGTCGCCCCTGAGCCTGGTGAGCATGCTGTCCACGCCACTGAAGTCGAGGTTGGCGGCCGCCGGCTGAGCCTTCAGGCTGGTGATCTCATTCTCCATGGTGCTCAGCAGCGTGTTCTCTTCGGCGACGTCGGCGTTGAGCTGGTCCTGGTCAGACACG